GTCCTCGATCTCTTCAGAAGCGTCCTCGGAAATAACTTCAGTGTGGTCAATATTGATCTCATATTCTTCACCGTCCTCGTCAGATGCCCACACATCTTTGCCTTTTTTGTAGTCGGCCACATCACTGGCTGCAATGGCCAATGCTATACCTCTGTTAATGTCTCTAACAATGATACCATCTTTGCCTTCTGCTACTGGAACTGAGTAGTCTTCCGGCTCCTCTTCATCGCTTTGATAAGTTACGTGCTTGTTAACCGTTACTTCCTTCTCTTGGATAAACTCCTCAAAAGTCATGATCCTGGCCTTTGGTACTGCATTGCCCGCATCCTCATCGTCCGCTTCGGCAGGCACCTCATCGGTCACCTCTTGGTCCATAGTAACTACGGCCTCACCCTCTTCTTCACTATGATCTTCTGGTTCGCCCATTGCTACTGTCTCGTCTTCGATCTCTTCAGTAGCATCTTCGGCCACTTCAGCAGTTCCGCCCGGCTCTCCGTCTTCTTCCTTTTCTCCGGTTTTGTTGGCAAGGGACTTAGGCTCGCCTTTTGCTACACCTTCATCCTCGATCTCTTCGGTCTCATCTTCACTGACATCACGAGCAGTTCCAAGTTCCTTCATCAGGCCTTCCAGTTTGGTCAGAAGGGCTTTTTCCTTCTTGATCTCTTCCAGGCTGCTGTAGCCCAGTTTCTTAACCACTTCCTGGATTTCTGCAGCCCTGTTAGATGATTCATTGACCATCTCTGAGAATTTTTTAACTCGTCTCATGCTTTTTTATTTTTTGCGATTTGTTTTATATATCATAGGTCCGTTCAGAACTTTACGGACTGCACCTCAAATGGAAATTTTTCCTCCTTATAGATCTTACGGCGTTCCATACCGTGTCTGTAGATATAATTCATCCACTGGTCCGATCCCGAGCCCCATCTGAAGTCATCTACAAAGTCATAGATCTTTACCACGTCTTTGCTATGGTGCTGTCTTAGTCCACGGCCTATGGACTGCCTGATAATGACCTCGCTTTTGAAGCTTTCGGTAAAATGCACATTATGTATGTTCTTGATGGATATTCCAGTAGAGAACGTACCATAAGAGGCCACAATGATCACGTCATCACCTTTTTCCATTCTAGCTTTGAATTCTTCTCGCAGTGAGCTGTCTACTGATCCATCGACATAATACACTCGGCGGTTATTCATCTCCCTTAATTGTTTGTACAGCTTTTCACCGTATGCTATCTTATGAAATAGTACCAGGGAGTTGTCTTTGCACTTGTCAACCACTTTAGTGACGAATTCTAGCCGGCGGTCACTCTCATTGATAAAATTCTGTTCCAAAGAAAACAGGTTCTTTCGGTCCTGTGGTCGCTGAGACAGGTAGTGAAAGGACTCTTTTTGTGAATCGGTGGCATAGTCCATGTGAAACTGTATTACTTTACAGTTTGCAATATGACCTTCATCTTGTAAGTAGCTGGCCTTGACCTGTGTTACCAGTGGGCCCATGGCCGACATTAAACTCAATCTATCTACGGTGCCCCGCTTAGGAACAGTACCGCTCAGACCGAATCGATAGTCACAATGCCAGCACTTGTCCATGATCTTTTGTATAGAGGCCGACTTGGCCTTGTGGGTCTCATCAACAAAAACGGCATCGAACTGCTTGAAGTATTCGGTCTCGTTTTTGACCAAGGTCTGGTAGGTCCCAACTACTAGATTAGAACTTTTTCGAATCTTAGCACCGGCATAGACCTGTTGTGTTCTGAGCTTAAGTTTACCGCCATTGTATTCCTCGAAATCACCGGTGGCCTGTACCACTAGACTGACATTAGGTACTATCATCAGTACCTTTTGCTTGCCGACCACATCCATCATATAGGCCACGACCATAAATGAGATCAGGGTCTTTCCGGCCGAAGTGGCCAGCTCGGCCAAGCATCTTCGGTACTTTAGGATCTTAAATGCAGCATCTATTTGATAGTCCCTGGGTTTGATCGGGCTATCGACAAAGAATCCATCGGCCCATTGCTGAAAGGCCTCTATGCTGATGCCGGTATCGAATATCTGGGTCACACCGTTCAAGGTCAACTTGAAGTCATATTCCTTACAGATGTCGACCAACTCCTTCCAGAGACCGGCCGGTATTTTATTACGTTTAATAAAGGAAATACTACCGTCCCATACACCCTTCTTGACCAGGGGATGAAATCGCCACCCATCAATCTTTTTGGTCAGACTGGCGGTCAGCTGATCATATTCCAGCTCAGTACAAGCGTCAATGACCAAAAATTTCTTATCGGGTGATAGGCTAAGTTCCATTATTCTTCATCCTCTAATCTTATTCGGTTACGTATGGCAAATCCCATATTGTCCAATGTCTTAATACAATCACGATAAAAATCAATATGGGTCTCCAGCAGATGGACCTGTAACTTAAAGGCTCCCATATCGGCATTGATGAAATCCTTGCGTTCGTCCCGATTGAGTTTCATATCATAATTAAGGGAATACTCACGGTATTTGGTCTTGAAATGGCGGTCCCATACCGCATTCCTTTTATATATCATGATCTTCATCTCGGTCACTTTGTCCAATAGTCGCTGTCGATAGGACAACATATCCACCTGACAGGCCGACAAATTACGAATGTCACGTATCCGATTTACCAGATCTTGGATGTCGGTCATCCACTTTTTTTTGTCCTTGTTGAGCAGCTCTTCTAGCTTCTCATTGGCTACTTTGGTCTCTTCTTCGTTATACATTAAAACATGTTTGGTCTATTAGACTTCTTATGACTTTTAGGCCTTTCTATTTTAGGTCTGAATTTAGATTTGGGCATGGAAATGGTAAAGCCACCCAATTCTCCATCGAGGGGTATGTCATCTGGTTGAAAGGCCAGCATCAATTTGAATCGACTCTTGTCCCGTTCAGCATCCCTGTGAAATTGTTCTAACTCATCTGCCACTAGTTCTGTACACTTTATTTCTATCATAGGAATACTATATCAAGTGAATCGGCCGTAAAATACCGGTCCAAATTGTTCAAGCTATTCTTTTTATGCACAAATTCGTATTTGATTAGATCGTTCAGGTCTTTTACTTTCCGAGATGGTATGTTATGATCATTCAAGAACTTTTCCCACATAAAGACCCGCTGTCCCTTTTTCAGCTTTTCGATCATCTTGGCACGACCATCGGCATCATTGTCAAAGAAGTACCTGACAGTAGGCACATCATCCCATTCTACCACCTGCTTCTTTACTCCGGTAATACCTACTGAATTACGCATGAACATGGCATCAATAGGGCCTTCAAAAACAGTAAAGTCCCTTGACATATTTACCTGTAGTACACCGAACAGCATGCTGATCTTATTGATCTGATCAAGCTCCTCCGCATCCAGCCCATGTTGTAGTCCCAGCCTATCATAGATCCGCTGCAGATTCCATGTTTTGTATTTAGGTCCCTGATTATTTTGCAGCTCTCTGATCTGTAGTCCAACTACCTTACCCGCATTGGACAGGTTAAGTATATACAGCTGCTTTCTTCTAGGATCATAGGCAAATTGACCTAATTTCTGATGCAATAAACGGCTTCGTAAATAAGGATAGGCTCTATAAGTACGTTCATTGATCGGAAATGCATTGAAGCCATTCATTATGGTCTCCTTGTCCAGGGCCAGTTCTTCGATCTTGTCAAACAGGTGAAAGCTAAGTGTACCCGTACTGGCAAATGTCTTGCGATGGTCTCGGATATAATTGATCACATCAATACGGTCCTCATCATCCAGTTCTACATCAAAGTCCCTTAAGAATTGATTTAATGGAGTATGAGCACCGCAATTGTAGCAGTGATAATACAGGTCATTCCAGTATACATTGCCCCTCTTTTTACGGTCACTCTCTGTAGAATCACCGCAATAGGGACAGGCCACATTAAGTCGGTCTCGGGTTTCATGAGGCCTCCTTTTTTCGTGACTGTCGTGATTTGCAAAAAGAACCCGGACCACCTTATCGATGATCCGGGCCTTCATTTGATCTGTCAGTTGTGTCTGATCCATTAGATGTCCAGTCCGTCAAGGAAATCGTCCAGGTTATCGTCTGATCCGGCCGTAGCAGGGGTTGCTGCCGATTCTGTCTGTGGTGTCTCCTCTGTAACAGCGGCCTTAGCAGGAGCCTCGGTTTTAGCAGGAGCCGCATTCGGTGAAGTTACCTTACCGATCGATGATCCTGGTGAACCATAACCGGCCAATACACCCATCACTCGATTCCTCTCGTCATCAGTCCATGCAGTGTAGTCCCATCCAGAAAGCTCAGGTGCGTCCTTTAGGTATTCGATAATGGCCTTTCTACCGGCATCATCATCTGATACTTCATTACCTTCCAGTACCATTGCGGTCTGCTTGCTCTGGAACTTACAGCCATCATAGTTCGGATAGCCTCCCTTCTTCATGATGTTCAGCTCGAAGTTTTTGCCCTCGAACGGGTCGAATACCTGAACCGGATCGTCAAACTTAGGATTCAGCTCATCATCGATCTTTTGCTTGATCTTCCAGCCGAATTTGAAGACTTTGATCTGTCCTTCTAATGCAGTGTTCTGTGGATCTTTTACGATCTGTACCAGTGCATAGTAGACCTCTTTACGTTTCAGGTTCTCGGACATTTTCTTGTCCACTGCCGATTCACTGTTACGGAGCTTGAAGAACATATCCTGTACCGGACACTTTTCACCAATGGTAGATGGTGAGTCCACATAGAATCCTTTGCCGTCAGCGTCTTCTAACCAGTAGACATACTTACGGATGTAAGGTTTACGTGGGTTCTTAAGATTTGGTAGGAATCGGATCAGAGAACTGTAAGTTCCGTCTTGACCTTGGTCTGGTTTGGGTGCATAGAGATCGCTCCCTCCTCGTGGTTTTTCACCTGTGTCCAGGTCGTCCACTTTTACATCAAAGATGTCGAATTCATTTGCCATTTTACTGTGCCTTTTTTTTGTTAATTTTTCTACTAGAAAACCTAACAATGCTTGCCTCTCTGCTGCCTAGGATTGCCGAAATACTTGCCTTATTAGTGCCTTCTACAGATGATGCCCATCATCTGCTACTTATATATCAAGGCAAGGGCAAAGTTTAATCCAATTTGAGATTTTTTTCTAGTATGGCAGCAATATTTTTTTCAGAGAGTAGCAGGTATTGTACCCCATCATGCTCAAACGGATTGCCAACCAGGTCGTTAAAGGCAACTCTGGCTCCAGGGGCTATCTCTGGGTCCATTACCGCAGGTCCGGCCGAGATCACTTCACCGACATAGGGAGGCGATGTCTCGTCATCCGATCCCTTTGGTATGTAGATCAGACCGATCCGCTCCGGGGCCGATTCTTTCTTGACGATGATATTTTTTCCGAGTGCTTGCATTTTTTTTCAGTCTGGTTCAAACCTTTTCTAAAAGGTGCAATATAAGAGTTGTCTGAGTTCTGGCCGGAAAACGGTTTATATTAAATTATGGCCCAGAGACTGTTCCAATGACCTAAGGATAAAATAACTGTCAACCAGGTCGTCTATTGGTTTTGGTTTCTCCTTCTCAAAACCTTTTCCCTGACACCATTTCCAAAGTCCGTTTGCTTCCAATCTGGCATCCTCTAGTACATTGTCTCTGAAGGCCTCAAACATGTAGATCTTGTTGGCATTGCCCTTACCGGCCAGCTTTTTCACCTCACTGGGTTGAAAGATGTAGAATGAGTCTATACCATAGGAATCGATCAGCCGCTGCCTCAATCTGGAGTTGTACTGGATCATGTCAATGAAGGAGTTGCCTTTGGAGCCATAAGAGAAGCCCTCGATGGCAAAGGCCGATACCTCGTAGTTCTCCTTTAAATAGAGATCAAGGGTCTCGGCGATCCGATCAGCATCCGTCATCTTCTCCCGCTCTCGCTGGAGGAATCGCTTGGATGTGACCGCTCTGCAGTAGGGAATGCCTTGAATTGCTCCGGCCTCCATGAGCTCTTCGTGTAGCTTGAATGCCTTTAGCACCGGACTCCGCCATTCCTTCCTGTAGTTGAAGAAAGAAACGAAGTGGTACGTTTCGCTGTCTAGGATGCATGCTGCTGGGCTATTAAGTGAAAAATCTATTCCCGCAAGGGCCATATCATATCTTTTTGCCAATGGCTGAGCCGAGTGCAGCTCCGACCAGGCGGCTGGTTAGTAGATCATAGAGCACTCCTTTCTGGATGCCCAGTACTTTGGCAATGGTCTTACCTATAGACTTACCCAGGGCAAATCCGGTCAGGCCACCCAAAATAGAGCCGATGATGCCCTCGTTGACGATCTCTTCCATGATCTCTTCCAGGTCACGGCCTTTTTCATTTTCGGCCAGAATGCGTTCCACCACCTGATCAATGGCAGCTTCCTGCTCTTCGGTCAAGTCCACTGATTCTTGCAGTGCCCGTTGGAACAGTACTCCTTCGTCTGATTCGTTAACGTATTCTAGGTAGGTCTTCATGGTTTATATATCATGGCCGATTTGGATAATATAGCATCTTCCCTACCGTCCGTGACATACCTTTTGAATGTATGCGCTCGCCTCGTTTTTTAGCCGCTGCAATTCCCGTAAATACATCGGCAAATACCAGCACGCCAATGCCTACAATTGACCATGTGATAGGTGCAAAGAAGAAAAACACGTAAGGTATTCCAATCTTCAATAGTGTCGTTGCATCAAATGCGCTTATTTTGTTGAGTTCCATTTTCTAATTCCGTTAAGCCCCAAGTGTTGAAGCGACTATCTCACCAATACTGTCATCCGTTGCTGACCTTTTCCCTCAT